TACCATTTGGGATAACCAATGACTGACACGATGACCCCTGCCCCCGAGGAAGCGATGCCTTCGACTGAGATGCCTCAGCCTGAGATGCCCCCTGCTGCCCCTACGGAGATGCCGCCGTCCGAGGCTGCCCAGCAGCCCGTTTCAGATGCCGCTGCGTCTCAGGGTATGGAAGACACGGGTGAAACTGAAACGCCCACAGAGCAGGGAACTGAGCCGGGTGAGGAGCAGGCAGACCAAACCCTTCCCGAGTTTCCCGGTCAGCAGCTCAAGCATTCCGGCAAGATCGCTGCCTACGAGAAGATCGCCAGCGATTACGTTGTTCCGATCTCGGACATTGGTCTGATGAAATGGTCCACCACCGAGAAGCCGGATGCCTTCAAGAAGTACGTTGAGCAAATGGCGTGTGGGCTGTACCCCACCTTCGCCCCGCAGATTCAAATGGGCCTCCCCACCCGGGTCCTGCTTGACCCATACGTCGAGGTTGCTCAGCAAGTTCTTGGATTCAGTATGTCCAAGCCCAACTGGTCTGACCCCAAATGGAACGCTGCCCTTCAGGGCGGTACGGACCCCAAGACCGGACGCCCAATTCCGATGACGCTGGACGAGTGGACCAAGTTCCTGATGCAGCATCCGGGTCACGGCTGGGAGACCACGCCCGAGGCAAACAGCAGGGCACAGCAACTTATTCAAGCGATGCAGCAGGGGTTCAGCACGTCCCCCGCAGGAGGTAATCAGTAATGTTTGATGGAATCCACGCTGCACGCACAGGAGAAGCACGCAGGCGCAACAGGGCAAAGGACACCCCAGCCGCATCTAACCCCCAATACAACGCTGGTCCCCAAATTATTTGGGGAACTGGTGGCGGTGGCGGTGACTACGCGTTTGGTCCTATTCCCGGTTTGCCCCCCGTTTCGTTTGCAGGCAACAGCGTCAATGAGGCGCTTGGCAACCTTGCTGGCAATGTCAATGGGGGTGGTGCCGGGGCCGTGCAAACGGTTTATCAGTACCTTACTGGCAGCAACCAGTTTCCGTCAATGGCGGACATGTTGTATCAGATCGGTCGTGCGTGGAGTCAAGCTGGCGGAGCCAAGGGTCGACTTGTTGACATTTACAGGCAGGGTTCATACCAACCAAATTCAAGCGGCGGCGGCGGTGGTGGTGCGACTCCCATTATGTTCAACATGGGCGGAGACGGCGGCGTTTCCGCCATGCGTGCCACCGCAGAGCAGAGCGCATATGGCACCGTTACTCAGTACCTTCAGGCGTGGAACCTTATGGGCCTTGCCCCGCTGGCGATGCAACTCATCGCTGACCCCGGCAACCACCTGAACGCCGACGAGGTGATGCAGAAGATCCGCACCAGCCCCGAGTACGAAGCCCGTTTTCCCGGTCTCAACGACATGCGCTCCGCTGGTCGGATTATGACTGAGCAGGACTACTCCAACGCTGAGAACGACATCATCCAGAAGGGTCAGTGGTACGGCCTTCCTGATGGGTTTTTGAATCCACAGAAGATCGGGGACATGATCAAGAACGGCATTTACGGGGACAACCTCAAGGCCCGTCTTGACGCCGGATACGCCGCCGCAATAAATGCTCCTCCGCAGACCCGAGCACTTCTCAAGGAGTACTTCGGCGTGGACACGGGCGCTCTGGCTGCTTACTACACCGACCCTAAGAGCACGGCAGAGATTCTCACGAAAAACTGGCAGGCTGCTCAGATCGGCGGCGCTGCCATCAAGTCCGGCTGGGGCGACCCCGGCAAGAACGTGGCTACCGAACTGGCTGCACAGGCCCGGGACTCCTCGCTCAGCATGGACTACTTCAGGCAGGGCTTTGCCAAGGCGGAGCAGATGGCCCCCCTTGAGAGCACTCAGCTCGGTATGCGTGGTCAGGCCACGGCCAGCAAGGAGCAGATTCTTGGCAGCGTGTTTACCGGCCTCAACCAGCCGTTGGACACCTCCCCCGCCGAGAATCAGGTTGCCCTTCAGGCGGCTACTGAGGCTCGCACAGCCGGTCTTCGTGGCGGTGGTGGATTTGCTCAGGCTCAGAAGGGCGTGGTCGGAGTGGGCCGTGCTGGCACCGAAGGCATCGGAAACGCATAGCCGGTTTAACTTTGTGATACACTTACGACCAGTGGAGCTTTGGCCGGGATGTCCTGAGAGCTAAGGCCGCTGCCCGGTGGGGTGTGGCAACCCCCGCTGTGTAGAAGCCAACAGACCCAACTTTCCGTATCCATTTCCTCCGATGGGTATGCGTACCGGGATGGAGAGATCAACATGAGCGAGTCCGACGAGTTCTACGACACCGAGACCGAGGGTCTTGACCCAAACATTAGGGCCGAGATCAGGAAGTCCAAGGAGCGACTCAGGGAAGCCGAGGCTGCTAAGGCCGAGGCAGAAGCCCTGAAGCGTGAGCTGGCTTTCACCAAGGCGGGTGTTCCTGAGACCGGAGTTGGCGCTTTGCTTCGCAAGGCATACGATGGGGACACCGACCCCGAGGCGATCCGCAAGGCCGCTGAGGAGTACGGGATCTTCCAGCCGAGCAGCGAGCCCGACCCAGTTGCAGAGGAGCTTGAGCGGCACCGGAACATCGCAGGGGCGACTGGCACCAACACCAGCGGTCCCACGGCACAGCAAGAGTTTGTGGCGGCGATTCAGGGTGCTTCCTCACAGGCGGAGATCATGGAGATCATTTCCAAGATGGGTGCCGAGTCTGGTATCCACGCTCCCGGTTACGACTGACCTAGACGGGGAACTTTCAGCAGGAGAACCCTAAAGTGGCTTACACCACCACCTCCACGCTCGATCTGGCGCAGGCGGCATACGACCGTCTTGCCCGGTTCGCGCTCCGTCCTGAGCTTTACTTCGACAATGTTGCCGATGTGAAGCCCACCAACCAGTCGATGCCCGGTGCATCGGTGACCTTCCCGATCATCTCGGACCTTGCCATCGCTTCGTCCGCGCTGAACGAGAGCACGGATGTCACGCCTGCGGCTCTGTCCGAGAACAGCGTCACCGTCACGCTGGCCGAGTACGGCAACGCCGTCCTCACCACGGCCAAGCTGCGTGGCGAGGCGTACGTTGAGATCGACCCCATCGTGGCAAACGTCATCGGCTACAACGCTGGCGTGTCCATCGACGAGGTTGCTCGTGACGTGCTCAAGGCCGGTACCAACGTCAAGTACGCTGGCACCAAGACGGCTCGTGTGCAGATCGCTGACACCGATGTCATCACCTCGGCCAAGATCCGTGCGACCCTCGCCGCTCTGCGGTCGAACAACGTCCCGAACTTCAACGGCTTCTACACCGCCTACATCCACCCGAACGTCTCCTACGACCTCCGCTCGGAGACCGGTGGCGCTCCGTGGCGTGACCCGCACGTGTACTCGCAGCCGGGTGAGGTGTGGGCCGGTGAGCTCGGTGCCTACGAGGGCTTCCGCTTTATCGAGACCCCCCGTGCCCCTGTGTTTCAGGGTGGCGGTTCGTCCACCGGTACCGTTGGTGCGAACGTCTACGGCACCCTGTTCGTCGGTCGCCAGTCCCTCGCCAAGGCGTGGAGCATGGTGGACGGCAACACGGAGCAGCCGCACGTCGTGCCCGGTCCGATCACGGACTTCCTGCGCCGGTTCGTCCCGTGGGGCTGGTACTGGCTCGGTGGCTACGGCATCTACCGTCAGGCGTCCGTGTGGCGTCTTGAGACGGGCAGCAGCCTTACCTACGCCGACCCCGCCATCGACGCCTAGTCGTCGGTAACTGACGAGAGAGAGAGGGGTCATCGTGTTCAATGACCAGTGTGCTCACTGTGGAAGCTTTGACACGGTTGCAGGTCTGAACCTGTACCAGTGCCTCAAGTGTGGCTACCACACCGACGCCGCTGGGAACGCGGTGGCCCCTCCCCCTCCGTCTGAGCCGACCACTTGGTACGGTCGCCGCAACATTGACGGTGGCCGCTTTGATGACGAGAACGGAGAAGTCTGATGGGAGTTTCCTCCCCCACCGGCAACGGTGAGAAGCGAGGCATGGAGTACGCGACCCAGCCGGGTACGCCTCTTGGCCTCCGTCCCGAGCGAGCTAAGGCAAATCAGGCCGCATCTCAGGGTACGCACGACATGGACTCCGCTATGGCGGCTGACGGTCGTGTGGACATGAAGGATGACGGCAAGTTCACCGCCATCACGATGCCCGCTTCGCCCACCATCACCAACGCCAACGCCGACAATGGGGACGCCCTCATCGCCGGTAAGGTCATCACGAAGGGCAAGCCCAACCGATGAACAAGGCAAGCGTCGAGTCCACCTCCTCCATGACCAAGGAGGACCTGTCGGGCCACATGAACGAGAACTACACGCTCCCGTCCAAGAAGCCCACCTACAAGACCCCTGGTCCCGGTCGCCTCCGTGGCATGGAGCAGAACACCGCTCGTGGCGTCAAGGAGTCCGTCACCATTCAGGACATCACCGCTGAGAAGATCGAGGGCACCTCGTTTCAGCAGATCGTCCACGGTGAGCCGTTCCGCGTGCGGGAGGGCGAGTGATGCGAGACGCACAGACCGACACCTGCCACGGCACCTGCGGCGCTGGCTGCCCCTGCTGCGACGAGAAGTTTGAGATCAACTTCCGTCC